AGCCTGACGCTGCTGGGCGTCGGCCTGTTCGGCCTCGCGGGCAAGCTGCGGAAGCGGTTCGTCCGCGCCTGATGCTGCGCTGTCCGAAGTGTGGGCACTACCTCGCCGTCTGCATCTGCGGGCGGCGCGCGGTGCTCCTCGGCACGCCCGTGGTGCTGGTGACGGTCCTTGCCCGCACCGTCAACGCACAAGGACCGACAGGCAGCGCGGGCGCTTCGGTTGCGCCCTCCGGTGCCACGCGCGCCCCACTGGCCGACGACACGCACCGGGCGTGAGGAACCCATCCACGCGCCGCTGGGGGCTGACCACGAGACGTGGTTGCAGTGTCGGCGGTGTCAGCGGTGCTGGAAGACCGACGTGGTCGTGGCGGGCCTGCTGCACGGCTACGTGGACAACTGTGAACGCTGCGAGGTCACGCTCATGCAAACCACTGGCACCTTCCCTGCGCTGAGTCAACCTCGTCCGAAGGGCAAACCGAAGAGCGGCGGCAAGAAGCGGTAGACTCCGCACCATGCCGCCGTACCTGCCGGGCAAGACCCTCGGACGCCCGCCGCACGCCCCGAAGCACGAGAAGACGCCGTTCGACGTGCGCCTGAGCGAGGAGGAGAAGACCACCCTCGTGCAGATGCTGAGCGAGGAGATCGACCGCGCGCTCGCCGCGCGTGGCCCGGTCATTCAGCCCGGCGGCGAACTGGACTACTGGCACTGGCTCTACAAGCAGGGCAAGCGCAACGTGCGCGACCTGCCGTTCCCCGGCGCCGCCGACCTCTCGACGTGGATCATCGCCGAGAAGATCGACGCGATGCGCGCGCGCTTCTGCAAGACCATCTTCGTGGAACCCGTGTGGGTCGTGGACGGCTGGGGCGCTGCCGCTGAGCGCGCGGCGATGGTCGAAGAGTTTCACCAGTGGAAGCTGGAAGAGGAGCGGCTGCAGGGCTGGCTGCAGCGCACGCTGCAGTTGTCGCTCATCGAGGGCACGGGCGTGCTGGAGTGCAGCGAGCGCGCCGACATGATCAAGCGGCGCAGCATGAAGCAGTTGGCGCCGAAGATGGACGAGGAGACGGGCACCGTCGTGCTCGGCGACGACTACCAGCCGCAGCCGATGCAGGACGAGGACGGCGCGTATCAGGAGGCCGACGACCCGTCGCAGCCGGGCGTGATGGCGACCGCGATGGACGAGTTCGTGCCGGTGCGGCGCGGCCCGAGCTACCGCAACGTGTCGCTGCGCGACTTCCTGATGCTGCCCGCGCACGCGCAGGACGACAGTGAAGTGTGGTGCTACGCGAAACGGTTCTGGCGGCGCCTGAAGGAACTGGAGTCACGCGGCAAGAGCGGCCTCTACGACAAGGACGCCGTCGCCGACCTCGCCGCCACGAGCGATCGTACGCGCACCGAACTGCCGCAGAGCGTGACCGCCGGGGGCATCGACGTGGCCCCGCAGACCTCGCCGACGACCATCGAGAAGGAACTGTGGGAACTGCACTGCCTGCTCGACCTCGACAACGACGGCAACGAGGAGTGGTACATCATCACGCTGTCGAGCATCCACAAGAAGATCCTGCGGATCCAACTCGATGACCTCGGCCTGCCCCGCTACCTGCTGTTCCGCCCGGCCCCGAACCCGCTGAACGTCTACGGCGATAGCCACGTCGATAAGCTCGCGAGCATCGGCGAAGAGCACATGGGGACGCGCAACGCGGTGGCCGACCGCAGCAACCTCGTGAACAACGCGCCCATCAAGCGGCTGCGGAACAGCGGCTGGGACATGGACGAAGAGCCGTGGGGCGTCGGCGCGGTCATCACCGTGCAGGACATGAACGACGTGCAGCCGGTGACGCTGCCCGACGTGAGCGCGTCGATGGCCGGGCGCGAGCAGGGCATCATCGACGCCGCCGAGCGCCTGAGCGGGCTGAACGACGTGACGCTCGGCAGCGCGCCGCAGGAGTCGCGCACGCTCGGCGAAGTGCAGATGGTCACCGAGCAGAGCTTCGTCCGCATCGAAGAGCAGGTCCGCAACCTGCAGGAGACGATGGAAGACCTGTTCAAGATCCGCCACGAGTTGTGGCGGCGCGCCGCCGACGAGCAGCCGCTGGAACCGAGCGAGCGGTTCATTCGGCAGTTGGAGTTCCGGCAGATCGAGATGGCCGAGCAGGGCATCACGGGCGCGACGCTCGCGGGCACCTTCCACGGCAAGCCGCACGGCAGCGTCGAGAGCGCGGACAAGTCGAAGCAGCGGAGCAACTACAACGGGTTCATGCAGGTCATGGGCGGGTTCGCGCAGATGAACCCGACGCTACAGCAGGTCTTCGCGTCGCCCGATGTCATCATCCCGCTGTTCGAACAGGCGCTCTCGCTCTACGACTCGCCGAACAAGGGGCAACTGATGCGGTCGCTGCGGCAGTGGCAGGCGCAGACCGAGCAGCAGGCCGCGATGGCCGCGCAGCAGCCGCCGCCACAACCGGGCGCGCAGCCCGGTGCCCCGCCGCCGCCGGGCGGGCCGGGACCAGAGGCACCGCCACCAGCGGGTGGCCCTCCTCCTGCGGGTGGTGCGCCGCCACCGGGGCCACCCGGCCCGCCACCGGCTGGAGGCCCGCCGCCGCCGCCACAAGGCCCGCCCGAGCAGCCGCCCGCGCCGCCGCCGGGGATGCCCAACGTGCCGCCTGACCTGCTCGCGTCGATGATGCAGGGTATGTCGAGCGGGTCGCAGGGGAGCGTCATGTGAAGCGCCGCGCACACGAGGAGGTCGATCTCGATGCGCTCAACCAGCGCGTGGCGGATCTGGAAACGCTGCTCACGTCCCCCGGCTGGGCCGTCATCGCTGCGGAAGCGAACAAGTTGTTCGGCGTGCGGACCTTCTCCGACCAGATCGAACACCTCGCGCGCACCGAACCCACTGCCGAGGTCGGGCCGAAGACCATCGCGCTGGTCGCCGCGCGCGTGGCCGCAGGCCGCTTGATCAACCTGCCGGGCGAACTGCTGCAGGACGTGAAGCGGAAGATCGCGCTCGCGACGCCGACCGAGTCGCGCGAGCGCAACCCGAACGTCGAGATGTCCGATGGCCGCACGCAGTGACCTCGTCCCGAGCGTAGACTGGCCGATGGTGCTGCGGCGCGATCTCGTGCTGGTGGCGCTGCCGCCGCGCGTGCGCGCCGTCGGGCTGGTGGTGCTGCCGGGCTACGTGCGCGAGTCGAGCCTCGGCCTCGTGCTGCAGACCGGCGACGCCGTCACCAGTGTGGAGTTGCACGACCGTGTGATCTTCGACGCCTTCGCCGCTGAGGAGGTGCGCGTGAACGACTGGCCGTGCGTGCTGGTCCCTGAGACGGCCATCGATGCCGTCGTGGAGTGAGCTATGGCCGATGTAGTCCTTGAAGATGCCGTCGGCGGGATGCCGACCGGCCCCGAACCCGAGGCGCCCGCGCCTGCGCCCGACCTCTCGCAGCCGCTGGTCGATCCTGACGAGCCGCCTGCCGGAGACGAGCCGCCGCTGCCCGGCGACGAAGAGGTCGAGGAGGAAGGCGCGCCGCTGCCCGGCGGCAAGCGCACCGTGGTCAACGACCTCGTGCGCGAGCGCGAGCGCCGCCAGATGGCCGAGAGCAACCTGCAGTCGTCGCAGGAACTGCTGCGGCAGGTCATGTCGCTGCCCGGCGGCGTCGAACTGCTGCAGAGCGCGGCGACCGGCGCGCCGCCGCCACGCAAGCCCGGCGAGCCGAGCGAGGACGACCGCGCGCTCTACAAGGAAGCGCAGGAGGTCGCGCACGACCTCGGCCTCTACGACACCGAGGGCAACCCCGACATCCGCACCGCCGCGCGCATCGTGCTGCGGCAGCGCAAGAGCACCGAGGCTGCGCTGAGCAAGGCGCTCGCGCCGCTCCAGCAGACGACGATGTCGCTGGCCGCGCAGCCGGTGATCAACCATGTGCTGGGCGTCGCCGACCAGTTCGGCATCGACCGCAACCTCGTGCTGCAGGGGCTGAACGCGACGCCGCCCGAGCACCTCGGCAACCCCGAGGTGCAGCAGGCCGTGCTGATGATGGCGCTCGGCACGCAGACGATGCTCGGCACCGTGCCGCCGAACGGGAACGGCGGCGCCGCGCCACGGCAGAGTGTTCCACGGGGAACACCGATGGGCCGCGCGCTGCGGGCACCCATCTTCACCGAGGCGCCCGGCGGGCGTCCGCGCAGCGGCGTCGTGCTGGACGACGTGTTCCGCGAGCGGCTGAAGAGCACGGGCATGAAGGACGAAACGATCAATGCGTCGCTGGAGCGGTTTGTCCCCGGCGCGCCGAACCGACTGGAGTAGTGCATGGACCGCGACCGCAAGAAGAGCCGACTGGAGATCGAGACGGCGAAGCTGCAGGCGGGCGTCAAGAGCCGCCTGAAGGAAACGATCAAGCAGCAGGGGCTGAAGATCAGCGACGAGGCGCTGCTCGACGCGTTCAAGGACTTCGAAAACATCGCGGTCGCCGAGCGCCGCCTGACCGACCCGGCGCTGCCGAACGCGCTGCCGATCCGCCTGAAGGATGAGCCGGAGGAGCACGAAGACCCGCGCGGCACGCGGCGGAAGTGGTACCTGCGGTGGATCAACCTCGCGATGCCGAACCGGCACCACATCGCGCAGCAGTCGCTGGGCTACGCGCCCGTGCGCTGGGAAGACCTGCAGAACATCGACGCGGTCAGCAACCCCCACAAGGCGACCGAGTTCGTGCGGCGCTCTGAGGGCGGCAAGGAAGCCCTGATGAAGATGCCGATGGCGCTCTACCGGCGCATCAAGGCGAAGCAGCACGAGCAGCACAAGCGGACGATGACGGGCAAGGCGCTGCGCGACTCAGCCGTGGCGGCGGCGCACGCGCGCGGGTTGTCGCCGGAAGACAGCGACAACATCGGCGAGGTCGTCGGGTCGATCAAGATCGGGCGCGACACGCTGGTGTCGCCCGACGCGGAAGGCACGCTCGATGCACCCCCGATGAACGAACCCCAGCCGTAGGAGGCACCGTGAACCTCAAGGCGCTGCTCTGGCGACTCGTCTACGCGGTCATCCTCGTCGTGATCCTCGCGTTCGTGATCCCGCTGCTGCTGGAACTGGTGGGCATCTCGCTGGGGTCGGTGTCAGGCCCGGCGATCCAGTTGCTGCGGTTCGCGTTCGCCGCGCTGGTGATCCTCTACGTGCTGTTCGGCCCCGAGCCGCCCGCGCTGTGGTGAGTTGACACGCGCGCGGCTGCGTCCTTACACTGTCGTCGCTTGACGGGGTCGTAGAAGGAACTGGAACCGCGCGCCTGTTTACTCCAGTGGGCAGGCGCGTTGGGCCTCCGACTCGACTCCCGTCCAGCATTTCGCTCCCGGCGTATCACGCGTGCGCCGGTCCAGTGTGACCCCAGCGCGTGCTGCTGCTCGCGACCCTCGGTTGGCCGGTCGCGACTGCGTCGAGGCCAACCCTAACCCAACGGTCGTTCCTCTCACGGGTGAGGGTTCCTATGGTCACTTTTGTCGCAGGCGCGGGCGACGGGCCTCGGCCCTATCGCAACACGCGCATCATGTATTTCCTTGAGGGTGCGGCGCAGACCTTCAAGCCCGGGCACGTCGTGATCCTGAGCGCCGGGAAGATCGTGAAGGGCGCGTCAGCCGCTGTCGCGGCCATCGTGGGCATCGCTGCTGAAGCCGCGTCGGGCGTCACCGACCGGAAGATCGGCGTCTACATGGCCGACGAGAACACCGAGTTTCAGGGGCGCGTGCAGGACACGGGCGCACTGGCGCTCGCGCAGGTCGGCGCGCAGTACGGCCTCGTGCTCGATGCCGCTGCCGGTCGCGACATCTTCCGCGTCAACGTCGCCGACACCACGAACAAGGCCGTCACCGTCACCGAACTGATCGACGCGGTCGGCGACGTGAACGGGAAGGTCGTCTTCAAGTTCATGAACGCGGTGCGGACGCCGCAGTACTCGTAACCCCCTGCTGGCTTTTTCAGCCATCACAAGGAGATCGCCATGCAGGTTCGCGGAACATTTGCTGCCCTCTACGACAACGTAGACAAAACCGTGTACGCCCTGCTCGGGAAGCAGTTGAAAGAGCTTCCGCCCATCTGGACCGACGTGTACTCGCGCAAGAGTTCGTCGCGCAAGTTCGAACGGTTCCAGACCGTGACGCCCTTCGGCGACGTGCCGGAGAAGCCGGAAGGCAGCGTCTACGCGTTCGACCTCATCCGCCCGGGC